CTGATCTTCATGAAAAAATTCGTAATGATGAAGATTATGATGATTGGGAATATGGAACGGAACCAAATTATGGAAAAACTTGGTAAAAAGTATTATAGATATATAAAAGAGAAAAAATGAATGGCAGTAAAAATTTCTCGTAGTTTTAAAGATATTAGTTTATCTTTTACTAGACATCCAATTACGAATGATTTAACTGTTTTAAAAAATGAAGATTCGATCAAAAGATCGGTAATGAATCTTGTAAGAACTCGTATTGGGGAAAGATTTTTTAATAATTTATTAGGAACATCTATTGAAAATTCCCTTTTTGAAATACAAAGTTCTGAAATATCTGTATTTTTAGAACAAGAAATAACAAATTTAATTAATAATTATGAATACAGAATTAAATTAAATAATGTGATCATTGAATCTGAATTAGATAATAATGATTTAAATATTAGTATTTCTTATGACATTGTTGGTATGCCTTTTGCGACTCAGAATATAGAATTTATTTTACAATCAACAAAAGTCTAATGTCATTTAATCAATTTACAAATTTAGATTTTAATGATTTGCGAACTCAGATTAAGGACTATCTGAGAGCAAATACAGATTTTAGTGATTTTGATTTTGAAGGATCTAATTTTTCAATTCTAATAGATGTTTTAGCATATAATAGTTATATTACTGCATATAATACTAATATGCAAGCAAATGAGTCATTTATTGATTCTGCGACATTAAGAGAAAATGTTGTATCTCTTGCAAGAAATATTGGTTACGTTCCTCGTTCTAAAAGATCAGCTGAATCTAAAATATCTTTTACGGTAAATACCGGATCTTTAAATTCAAGAACAGTTACATTAAAGGCAGGAATTGTTGCTTTGGGTGCTGTTGAATCTGGCAATTATATATTTTCAATTCCTTCTGCTATAACAACCACAGTTGATAATTTTGGTATTGCATATTTTAATGATATATCAATTTATGAAGGAACATATTTAACTAAAACTTTTACGATTGATTATAGTCAACCAAACCAAAAATACATTTTAGATAACACCGATATCGATACATCTACAATCAGAGTAAGTGTATCTTTAACATCAACCGAAAAATATTCGCTTTATGATAATATTTTAAATATTGATAAAAATTCTAAAGTATTTTTAATTCAAGAAGTCAATGATGAAAAATACCAAATTCTTTTTGGTGATAATTTATTGGGAAAGAAACCAGAAAACGGAAGCACTGTACTTGTTTCATACATCGTAACTAATGGAAAAACTGCAAATGGTGCATCCAATTTTACATTTTCTGGTTCAATTGTGGACAATAACGCAATTACAATTACATCAGGGATTTCACTTTTAACCACAACAACATCTGCTCAAAATGGAGATGATATTGAAGAATTGGATTCTATCAAATATCTTGCACCAAGAGTATATGCATCACAATACAGAGCAGTCACAGCAAACGACTATAAAGCACTAATACCATACATTTATACAAATGTGGATTCGGTATCTGCTTATGGTGGAGACGAATTAGATCCACCACAGTACGGAAAGGTATTCATATCAATCAAACCAAGAAATGGAAATTTTTTATCAGAAATTAAAAAAAATGAAATTAGAAAAAAACTAAAACAATATAGTATTGCTGGAATTAAACCTGAAATTATTGATTTAAAATATCTTTATGTAGAATTGGACACAACAATATATTACAATCAATCATTTACTGCAAATGCAAGTCTACTTCGCAATCAAGTTATTAATACCTTAAACATATATTCAAGATCAACGGACGTAAATAGTTTTGGTGGAAGATTTAAGTATAGTAAGGTTAATAGTTTAATTGATAATACAAATCGAGCAATTACATCTAATATTACAAAAGTCAAAATGAGAAGAGACTTGCAACCAGCATTTAATACATTTGCAACTTATGAGATATGTTTTGGTAATAAATTTCACCAAAAAACAAATAATTATAGCATCAAATCTTCTGGATTTAAAACTAATGAATTTGCCGAAACTTTATATATTACAGATTTTCCAATTTCATTATCATCTGGTAGAATTATTTTATTTAAACTTATAGACAATAATCCCGTAATTGTAAAAAATAATGCAGGAACAGTTGATTATACAAAAGGTGAAATTATACTAGATATAATTAATATTACTTCTACATCTCTTGAAACTGGTGTTATTCAAATTGAAGCAGTTCCGGAGTCAAATGATATAATTGCATTGAAAGATATATATCTTCAAATAGATATTTCAAATACTGTGGTAAATACTATAGAAGATGTTATTGAATCTGGAGAAAACACTTCAGCTACACAATATACTTCTACCTCAAGTTACCTTAACGGATTGTACACAAGATAAATGTCTGAGATCAAAAGAGTTAAAATCAATCACATTTTAGATTCTCAAATACCGGAGTTTCTAAATGAAGAATCGCCCACATTTAAACAATTTTTAAATCAATATTACATTTCACAAGAACACCAAACGGGCGTAGTTGATTTATCAAATAATCTAGTAAAATATAAAAGTATTGAAAATTTTAATAATGAAACTTTAATAGACTCTCAGATACAATCAAAATTAACTTCTTCTATTTTATCATTTGATGATATAATTTATGCATCTCATACAATCGGATATCCAGACAAATATGGTATATTAAAAATTAACGATGAGATCATTACATATACATCAAAAACACAAAATTCTTTTCTTGGATGTATACGTGGTTTTAGTGGTATTGAAAATCTTGAAAATAACAATAATCCAGAATTTTTAACTTTTACAAAAACTTTAGCAGAAGACCATTCTGCCGGAACAATAATTAATAACTTAAATTATATTTTCTTTTTTGAATTTTTTAAAAAATTTAAAAACCAATTTCTTCCAGGATTTGAAGAAAGAAGTTTTACCTCCAATATATCCATCGAAAATATTTTATCAAGAGCAAAAGATTTTTATACATCAAAGGGAACTGATACATCTTTTAAAATATTATTCAAAGTTCTCTTTGGTGAAGATGTCGAAGTAATCAAACCTCAAGAATATATGTTGAGGCCATCTGATAATAATTATTTTATAACAAAAAATATTTTAGTAGAAAAAGTTTCTGGTGATGATCCTCTTTTTCTTGCTGGATCTACTTTGTATCAGCAAATATCTTCTGGAACTGCTTCAGCTTCAATTTATAATGTCGAATATAGACCAGTTCAAGGTAAGAATTTATATGAAATTTCTTTAGATTCGACTTCTTTTATTAATAGTTTTGAATTTACCGGAACCACAAAAGTAATTGATTTTATATCAAAAAATTCAACAGTTATTAATGTAGATTCTACAGTTGGATTTGCATATTCTGGCACCGTAATTGCAAAAACAAATAGCGGAAATATTGAAATAAATTACACAGATAAAACAAATACTCAATTATTAAATATTACTGGTCTCATTTATGACTTGCAATTTGGTGATTTGATTTATGAAAATAAATTAGCTTATTCTTATGTAGATTCTGATATTGATAACATATCTCCAATAAAATTTAGAATTATTAACGTAATAGGAAATGTCAATTTTGACAAATCTTCAAACTTAAGAAAAGGAGATAAAATATCCTTAAGTTCTTTTGGTAAAAATATTTCAAAAGATTATAAATTTACAAGTTGGGTTTACAATATTCCAACCAATCATGATATTCAAAATATTGAAATTCTTACAAATAATACTTATAGAATATATTTAAAAGATAATTTAATTGTACATAAAAATCAAAAAATTTATATATTTGACGGCGAAGAACAGATTGAAGCAACAGTTACAAATGTAGAAGATGGTGATAAAAGAGAAATCAAAAATAGATTTATTATAGAAACATCAAAAACATTAAATTTAAATAATGTAAGTAAAATTAAAAGAAAACTTATAAAATCAAGTTCTAATATCTTTTCAAATGTTTCAAATATAATTTCATCAGTTCAAAATACATATATTGACAAAAATGAAGAATACTTATATGTTGCTTGTTCTGGTCTTCCTGATTATCAAATTACATGCACATCAACAGAAAAAAACATTAGTTCTGTTGGATCTGGTACGACCGTTTTAACTACAAACAATCACAATTTCTTAACTGGAGACAAAATTTATTATAATTCGAATTCTGTTGGAATTTCTACAGGGGTATATTTTGTAACAAAAATAAATGACAACCAAATTAAATTGTCATATAGCAATAGTGATATTTTTAATGAAAAATTTATTCAAATTGATTATCCAATAACATCAGATCAAATCTACAAACTTGGTTTTGAGAATAAAATAATTAAAGATCAAAAGTTATTAAAAAAAATCAAATTAAATGATTCTATTGATTATTTTGATGATCCAGAAAATAGAACTACTTTTAATCGACAAGTAGGTATTTTTGCAAATGGTGTAGAAATATACTCACCCACATTATTTGATGAAAATATTTATTATGGAATGGTCAATTCTATTACAGTCACAAATCCAGGAAAAGATTATGACGTTATAAATCCACCAAATTTAATTATTTCAGATTCTATTGGATCTGGTTGTAATGCACATTTGATCCTTTCTGGTTCAATTGAAGAAGTGAAAATCAATTCTCCTGGAATTGGATATGATAGAAAACCAAAAGTAACTATTTCTGGCGGAAATGGCGAAGGAGCAATATTAGAAACAAATTTAGTCAAATCCAAAATTATTTCTAAATTAAAAGCCGATGGAACATCAGTAAATATTAATACAGATACTATTACTTTTTTAAATAATCACAATTTTGATAATCACGAAGAAGTAATCTATTCAACAAATGGAAATACGAATATTTCGGGATTAATTGATAAATCTAATTATTTTATAAAAATTGTAAATTCAAAATCAGTAAAATTACATAAAAATAAAAATGATTCTATAGTTGGCATTAATACAGTTAATATTACTGGAATTAGTTCTGGTTTTCATCAATTTAATACTTTAAATTCAAAAAACACAATTACTAAAATATATGTAAAAAATAAAGGAAAAAATTATTCAAATAGACTTGTTAAAGTTGCTTCTAGTTTTTATCCTAGTTTTGGAATGGAAATATCTGGAATTAATACTGCAGATAATTATATTTTTGCAAAAAATCACGGATTTAAAAATCAAGATTTTATAAAATATTCCTATACTAATACATCAATTTCTGGATTATTATCGACAACAGATTACGTAGTAACAGTAGTTGATAAAAATAAATTCAAACTTTCAGAAACTGGAACAGAAATTAATTCAATTAAACAAAATTATTTAAATAAAAAATATGTAAAATTTGATTCTTTGGGTGTTGGAACTCATACTTTTTATTATCCACCAATTCAAATTAATATAGAAACAGTTTCTGGAATTGGATCTACTGCTATTGTTGCACCGATATTGACTCCTGTTGTTTTGGGATCTGCCGAAAGTGTATATATTGAAAATGGAGGAAATTCTTATGGAAGTCCAAACATTATCAATTTCCATAGAAGACCCAATGTAGAATTATCTTCAATTAGTAAAGCACTACTTAAACCGGTAATTGTAAATGGATCTATCAATGATGTTCAAATTATTTTTGGAGGTAATGGATATGATAATGGAACACAAGTAATAATTTATGGTGAAGGAAAATATGCCGACTTAAAACCAATAATTGAAAATGGATCAATTGTAAATTTTTCTATTGTTGACGGTGGAGTTGGTTATGCTTCATCAAATACAACATTAAGCGCAGTAAGAAGAGGATCTGATTTAAAATTTGTAGTAGACGTTTTTGAATGGAAAATTGATCAAGTTGAAAAAAATAAAAATACAATTCTAGTAAATGGTGGCGATGACGAAACACTTTCATATCCAGCATTAGATTTGAATTTGGGGTTACAACCAATAAATTTTTATTTGTCAAGACAATTTAGAAAAAATCTTTCAGATAATATTTTAGACAATAATCAAGAACAAACTTCTTCATTTCGACATTCCCCAATTGTGGGATGGGCATATGATGGAAATCCAATTTATGGTCCATATGGATATGAAAATTTAAATGATACTACTATTAAATTAATTTCATCTAGTTATAGTAAAAAATCATTACCAACTAATGATCTTAGACCAAATAATTTTGTAAATGGATTTTTTATTAATGATTATGAATATAATTCTTCCGGAGATTTGGATGAATATAATGGAAGATATTGCATTACTCCAGAATATCCATATGGGACATATGCTTATTTTACAACATTTGAACTAATATCAAATATATTAAACCCATTATATCCATATGTAATTAGTCAAAAATTTAAAGATACGCCAATTTTAGAAAACTTTAATCCAAGTTTTTCACAAAAAACAAACATTTCAACTTATAATATAATTAGAAATTTTAGTAATTATTATGTAGATTCCATAAATTCTGGTTATGAAATTATTGAAAAAATTTCTCCAAATTTAAAACAAGAATTTATTGTAAAAGATATTAAAAAATCTGGAATTTCTTCTATTTTTATTGACAATTTTGGTTCAAATTATTCTGTGAATGATGTAATTAAATTTTCTAACACACCAGACGGCACAGGTGTGAGTGCCCAAATTTCAAGAATATCTGGTAAAAATATATCAAATCTTATAGTTGGAGTGACTACTTTTAATGATGTAATTTTTTATTCAAAGGAAAATACCTCGAATCAAATTGTAGGAATAACTTCATTTATTCATAATTTAATCACAGGTGATGTAGTAGTTATTTCTGGGATATCTACAATTTCTCTTTCGCAATTAGAAGGTGTTAAAAATATTTTTGTAAATCAAAAAACGACAGAATTGATAGAAACATTACAAAATACATCTACGACAGGAATATCAACATATCTTACAGTTAAAGATGTTTTTGGATTTGAAGTAAGTGATACCATTGGTATTGGGACGGAATATATGACCATCACCGGTATTGATTCAAAAAAATCTCAAATTTTAGTCAATAGGCAATCTGGTGGAGGAATTCATACAGTAGGAATTGAAAGCGTAAGACTTCTTACAAATAAATTTGAATTTTTTGAACCAAAAGCAATTGGGTATACAATTCCAGAAAATAAAACTGTTTACTTTGATCCGACAAATACTATTGGATATGGACAATCTGGATCTACTTATTCTGTTGTAGGTATTGGAATCAGTGCAATAAATATTAGATTTGTTCCAGAAAAATCCATATATTTAGAAAATCATAGATTTTATACTGGACAACCATTGGTATATAATTATTCTGCAGGAGCTGGAATTAGTGCATATTCGGAGTCTAATGGAGCACCAATAACATTAAATAATAATCAAATTGTATATGCTGTAAAATTTGGAAATAATCTTCTTGGTATTTCAACTCTAGGATTTACTACTTCTGTTGGTATTGGAACAACATTAAATTCGGTAACGTTTTTATATAATTCTTCCGTTGGTCATTCGCATTCATTGACAACATATTATCCAAAAATTACTGGAAGAGTTCAAAACTATGCGGGAATTGTAACAACTTCTGATCCTCATGGTTTGTTTAACGGAGATAAAATTAAATTTACAGTTCTTCCGTCAAGAGAAGAAAGTATTAAATTTAGATTTGATAGAAAAAATAAAAAAATAACAACCGATTTGATAGGTATTTCTACTAATTTTGTTTCCATAGGGGGAACTTCAAATATTAATATTCCAAATAATAATTTAAAAACAGGAGATAAAATAATATACTATGCAGGAAATGTAGGTATTGGAGGATTGATTGATAATGCGATTTATTATGTAATTAAACAAAATCCAGACAAAATACAATTATCAAATTATGCATATGATGCATCCATTGGAATTGGAATCACATTTACCTCTGTTGGTGTAGGTACTCATAATATCGCACTCATAAATCCTCCATTATCTTTTACCAAAGGGGATGTAATTACTTTTGATGTATCAGATTTATCTTTAAATGATTTAAAATTAGAATTTTACAAAGATCAAAATTTTCAAAAAAGATTCGAAATAGATAAAAAGAAAACAAATTCATTAGCCATTGATAGATCTGGCGTTGCTGTTACAATAACAACAAATCAAAGAAATATTCCAAATTTGCTTTATTATAAGTTTTCTCCAACTTCTCTTTTTGATATCGATGCTTTTCGATTGTCTTCTGATTTTGAAGTATTTGGAAATAATAAAATTGACATTAGGCAAAGTTTATTGAATAGCGACTATTCAATAATAGGAATTAATTCTACTTCATTTAAATTCAATTTAAAACAAAAACCAGAAGATACTTCATACACACAAACATCGGGTATTTCATCGGTTTTTTATGATACAGATTCAATCAATTCTACTGGTTCAATATCAAAAGTAAGAATCAATTCTAAAGGAAAATCTTATTCAAAAATTCCTTCAATTGTTTCAATTGCAAGTACAACTGGAAGTGGCGCAATTTTATATCCAACTTCAGAAGAAATTGGAAAAATAATATCAATTGACAGAATCAAAGATGGGTTTGATTATCCGACAGATCCTACAACTTTACCGCAATTAAGTATTCCAGCGGTTTGTATTATCAAAGACATTGCTAGAATAGATTATGTTGGAATTTTAACATCTGGAAAAAATTACAATACACCACCCAAATTGAAAATAATAGGAAATAATGATATTGAAATATATGCAGGAATTCAAGGTGGATCAGTTGTTTCTGTAAATATTTTAAAAAACTCTTATAATTTAAAAGAACCACTTAGAATTGTTCCATATAATAATTCAAATGGATATGAAATAGATTCAATTTATGCTAGTGCTACTAGTGGTATAGGAACAATTGAATTAGTTAATGACCCTGTTTTATATCCATACATTTCTACAGGGTATGGAACTACTGAAATTGATTTTCCATTTTCTGTAGGAGATAAGATCTTTATCGAAAAATGCAGATTGACACCTTCATCTTCTGGATTAGCAAATTTCAATTCAAAAGATTATGGATATAATTTTTTTACAGTAACAGGTGTAAACACTACAAATTTTGTTGTAAACTATTCAATGTCTGGTTTACAGACAGGAACATTTGGAAATTATAATAACTTATTAACACTTGGATATGTTGTTAATAAAAAAGATATGGCAGAATTTCAGATGGTTCTAATTGATGATGCAAATTATAATTCTGGCGAAAGAGTTATTTCTGGATCTACATTTTCTGCAAAAGTTATGGAAAATGGGTGGGACAATGATACTAATCAATTAAGATTGATAGATGTTCGGGGAACATTAAATATTGAAGATAAACTTTATGGAGAGGAATCAAAATTAAATGGAACAGTCAAATATGTAAGTAAATTTTCTTTGGACTCTGACTTAAATGTTTTTAGAGAAAAAATTAATGATTTTGGTGATAAAGTTGGATTTTTAAATGATTATCAACAAAGAATTTCTGATAATGATTACTATCAAAAATTCTCATATTCGATTAAAGGACAAATACCATATTCAACTTGGAAAGAATCTGTAAAATCAATTGTACATCCATCTGGATTTAAAGAATTTTCTGATTTAGTTATTACGGGAATAGTAACTTCTGGTCCATTAAATCTTGGTGTTGGAAAATCAACAAATATGAAAGTAAACGCTGTAAATACAGATCCATTTTTACTTGTAAATATAGACAATACCGCAGATTTATCTGTTAAAAATAATTTTGCTATGGTATATGAAGATGATCAATTAGATGATGGATCAGTTGAAAGAATATTTTTCTTAGAAGGAATTGCTCTTAGATCTTATACATTAAATAAAACAAACAAAGTTTATACGATTGATGATATCAGTAATCAATTTACTGGTTTTACTACCACTATTGGTGGTTCGATTGTTGGTTTGTCAAGTTTTAAATTAAAAAGTAAAGGTGATCCGATTTTTTATAAAGAGTTTGTTGGATCTGCTAGCACGATTATTGATTTATCAAATGATAAATTTATCATCCCAAATCATGGATTTCAATCTGGGCAAGAAATAATTTATAATCCTGGCGTTGGAACAAGAATTGGTATTGCTACCACATCATATGCAACGGGAACTCTTGATATATTAATGAAAGTTGGTGCAGGAATAGGAAGTGCAATATATGAAAATGGATATAATAATTATGTTCCATATATTGGAATTGTTACTGGTATTAGTAGTACAGTTTCTCCTGGAATTTTTTCACAATATTTTGGATTTGGTAATTCAATTCCTGGAGTGGTAAATATTGGAATTGGAACAGGAGCACTATTTCAAGTTCTTATTACTTATAATAGTAGCACTGGTAATCCTATTGGAACATCAGTTCAGTTAATTGATGGAGGAAGTGGATATTCCGTTGGGCAACAAATTTCAATTGCTGGAACTTATATGGGTGGTGCAACCCCCACAAATAATTTATATTTTACAATATCAAGAGTTTCTACAACCAGAGCTGGAACTGTAAATACGACATATGTAAGTGTTGCATCTACTTCTAGTGGGATTGGAACTGGTGCAATATTCAATGTAACAAGAGACGCAAATAAAGATATTTCTGAAGTAAGGATTGTAAATGGAGGAACAGGATATGCATCAACAGATCAAATTATAATTTCTGGTTCTAATGTTGGTGGGTCTACTCCAGCAGATAACGTATACTTATCTCCAACCTTATTGGGGACCAATAAACTTCCATCAAATATATTTGTCAAAAAAATTGATACAAATAATTTTCAAGTTTCTGGTTTTTCAACAACTTTGAATACTCCGTTCAATTTGACATCACTTACGACTGGAACTCAATCATTTAGTTTTAAAAATCCAAATGAAAATGTGATAATTTCGATTGATAATATTATTCAAAGTCCAATTCATAGAAAAAAAATATTACTGGGTCTTTCTACATCTATTGGTATTGGTTCTACAAGTGTATACATATCTTCCGGAATCAGCTCTGTTTTTAATAATGATATTCTCCAAATTGATAATGAATATCTAAAAGTCAATTCTGTTGGAGTTGGTTCTACTAATGTTTTAAACGTAACTAGAGCATTTATGGGATCCGTTGCTGTTGGGCATACTGTTGGGGCAGCTACAACAATAGTGAAAGGAGATTTTAATATTATTGATGATGTAATATATTTTTCAACTCCTCCTTATGGTCCATCAATTGCATCAACCGATCCACAATTAATTCAAAATTCATCTTTTTCTGGAAGAGTATTTTCGAGACAATTGGATGCATATAATCCAGTTGATAATAATTTAATTTTGGATGATATATCGGATCAATTTACTGGTATTGCAGCTACAACATTTGTATTATCGTCAAACAATCAGCCAGTTGCTGGAATTTTTACAAGTACAAATAGTAGTACAAACATAAACAACAAACCATTTATTCTAATTAATAATATTTTCCAAACTCCAGAAGTTGATTATACAATTGATACACCAAATACAAATACGATTAAGTTTTTAACTGGTGCTCCAAGTGCAGGTAAAATTGTAAATGTTGCAATTACAACTGGGTTTGGTTATCAACCCCTGATTGGTGCCGCAGCAACTGTTTCTGTATCAGCGGGTGGAACAATCAATTCAATCACCCTGAAAGGCGCTGGGAGTGGGTATAGAACGTCTCCGATTGTAAGTATTGCATCAACTGTTGGGTCTGGTGCTTCAATTTCTGCGATTGTTGGGGCTGGAGGAACAATAACGTCACTATCTATTATAAACGGAGGTATTGGATATACTGTCACATCATTGCCAGTTGCAGTAATAAGTTTACCATTACCTTACAGCAATTTAGGCGTTGCTTACACGGGTGGATCTAGTGGAAATGGAATAGGGGCAAAGGTTTCAGTTCAAGTTGGAAATGGGTCAAGTATTATTCAGTTCAATATAGACAACCCAGGAATTGGATATAAAGTTGGCGATGTATTATCTGTTGTGGGTTTGACCACAAATCCAAACATAGGAACATCATTCAGTGAATTTAGAATTACCGTAAATGAAACACTAACAGATAAATTTAGTGGATTTTTTGTTGGACAGTTTATATCATTTGATGATATTTCTGTATATTTTAATGGATCAAGAACCAAATTCACATTAACACAAACTGTAAGTGGTGTTACTGATGTTGTAGATCTAAAGAAAAATCCAGGTTCTGATATAGAATTGGAAAATAATTTATTCATATATTTAAATGATATACTACAAATTCCAAATGAATCATATACTATTTTAGGAAGTAGAATATTCTTTAAAGAACCACCAAAACCTGGATCAAAATGTAGTGTTCTATTTTTTAACGGATCTGTTCGAGATGTTGAAACTATTACTCCAGTAAAAACAATTAAAGATGGTGATGGTGTTCAAATTGGAGAAAACATTTATGACAATTTAGATATTGAACAGTTTGAACGAATTGTTAAAAAAATCGTTTCGAGTGATCAACTTGACACTTATAATTATGATAGTATAGGTATTAATACGAATACAAATAAACAAAGACCTCTTAAATGGACTAAACAAAAACAAGATAGAATTATTAATGGATCTTTAGTATCAAAAGCAAGACCAAGTTTAATACCAACAATTAGACCAACAACAAGAATAATTAAAAATGTAAATATTGAAGATACTTCAATATATGTAAGCAGTGCATTTCCGTTATTTAATACATTAGACTCATTACCAGAAGAAGATGCTAATATTTTAATTGTCGAAACTAGAGATACAGATTCTGCAATAGCAACAGCAATAGTTTCTGTTGCTAGTACAATTTCTTCAATTGCAATTTCAACAGGTGGAATTGGATATGCATATACAACATCACCAAATGTTGCAATTTCGTCAATTTCTGTACAATTAAAAGATCCAATTTTAAACTGGACATTATCTTCTGGTCTTTCTACTAATACTTCCCTGTTTTCAATTACCAATGGAAATCCAATAGTTTCTGTGGGTCAAAGTGGTGTTGTTGCAATTACAACAGATGCAAAAAATTACAGTTCAATTTTGAATGTGGGATTTGCTAAGACTGTATCATTTAATTCAGTTTCTTTTGCCTCGACTAATACTTATATTGCAGTTGGTAATAATGGAAAAATAATTAAAGCAATTGGTTATGGAACAACAATATCTTCTTGGACAGAAATGAAAAAATATGAAGAATTTTCACAGTTTGGCATTATCACAAGATCTGAAAGTTCTTATATTTCATCTTTAACTAATGTTAACTATTTTTCAGATATTGGTAAGTGGGTTTCTGTCGGATATGGAGGAGCAATTTTTTCTGCAGTTGGTGTTGGATCAACTTCATTTACTAAAGTCGCATCAAATACTTCTAGTAATTTTAAATCCATAGCATATGGAGCATCAAAACTAATTGCAGTAGGTGATGATGGTACAGTTTCGACATCATCAAATGGACAATTCTGGGACACAGATATAATTACATCAAATAATTTAAATAAAATTATTTGGGATGGGGTAAAATTTATTGTAGTGGGTAATTCAAATTCTATATTTATATCATTTTTTGGTGTTACTTGGGAACAAATAACACCAAATATTAATGGTAATTTTGTTAACATTAATTATAATACATCATATGAATTGTATACATTATTAAACTCAAATGGTATATTGTATTATTCTTTTGATTTGATAAATTGGACATTTAGATCGACAAATCAATCAAATATTATAAATGATATTTTATATGTTCCAAATAATGATGGTTATGTTTTAATTGGTGTTGGAGCAACTTCAATATATTCTACTGCTGTTTATAATTTTGCTACAGCAACATCAAATTCCACATCGGGCATCGTAACTTCAATTTCAATTACAAATCCTGGGTTTGGTTATAATCAAAATAATCCACCAAAAATATTAATACAACCAGACAAAGCATTAACCGAGCAAATAGTTTCCATAAAATCAAAAGGAGATCATGGATTAATTGTTGGGATGGATACAAGTTTGGGATATGGATCGACTCTACCACAACTAATTTTTAGATTAAAATCAGAATCTTATGATAATACAACTTTAGGAATTGGTTATTCTGCTCTTGACAGTTTTGGGATATCATATAGTGGAATATCAACAGGTGACTACTTTATCATTTACGATAGTAATGTACAATGTGGACATGCTTTGACTGGAATTACAACTACAAACAATATAATAACAAATGTCGGAACGGCAAATACGTTTATTGATGGAGTTTATTATGCAGAGAACGTACAATCTTCTGGGGTTGGTATTGTTACTGTGTTTTGTAAATTTTTACCTAGTCCCAATCATGCAAATCAAATTATAGTTAACGCAGATCCATTAAATAGACCAAATGGTTTTTATGGGAAATATAGTTGGGGTAAGATTTATGATTATCAAAATAGGGGAATTGGTATTCCAAAAAACTTTACAATAAATACAAATAATGGATTAGTTGGTTTATCTTCTGCACCAGAAGTGACCAGAACCAGAGGTTTGTTTAAAGGTAAATAAATAAATATAAACTATCACAAAAATGCCTGCTATTATATCTGATCAATTTAGAATATTAAATGCTGAAAATTTTACCAAAAGTATTGTTGGTATCGGTCAAACACTAAATCGTTATTATACATTTATCGGACAACCAAATTCGACCGATCAAAGAGCTGGAGGATCTTTAAGTTGGGGTACTGGTCCATCTCCAGTGGATGGATTTAAAGAAGAGAATGATATTAAAGATACAATTATTGCTATGAAGCAAGTTTCTAGCAGTGATATTCGTAGAGTGGTTAGAAAAATAATTTGGACTGCAGGAAGAACTTATGAGATGTACAGACACGATTATAATATTTACAACAAAACACCCATAACATCACAATCAAGTCTTTATGAATCTAATTATTATGTGATCAACGATGACCTTAGGGTTTATATTTGTCTTCAAAATGGATCTGATGCAGAAAATTTAAATGGGAGACCTTCATATGATAAACCTGAATTTATTGATTTGGAACCAAGATCTGCGGGAACTTCGGGTGATGGATATATTTGGAAATATCTATACACAATAAAACCTTCAGAAATTATCAAATTTGATTCAATCGAATATATTCCTGTTCCAGAAGATTGGGGAATTTCGGGTGAAAGTATTTCAACAAAAGCAAATGCAGTGGATGGAAGAATAAATTCTATTATAATTAAACAAAGAGGAATATCATACAATCCGACATCTTCAACATTCACCAACATTCCTATTCTTGGAGACGGTAATGATGGAAAAGTGACAATTACGACCGATTCTTTTGGAAAAGTATCAGAAGTCTATATTACTGATGGTGGAAATGGTTATACTTATGGCACTGTAAAATTTGAACCAGGTGCTCCAGGAATACCAACTTCATTGTCAAATGTTGGCGCAGGATTATCTTCTCTTGCATCTTTTGATGTAATTATTCCACCAAAAGGTGGCCATGGATATGATATCTATAGAGAACTTGGTGCATATAGAGTTCTTATATATTCTAGATATGAAACTTTAGAATCAAACCCAGATATAATTTCTGGAAATGATTTTGCAAGAGTTGGTATTATAAAAAACCCAACAATTACCGGAAGTCAAGTAGAGCTTTTAAATACATCTATAGTAAGTGGACTAAAAGCACTTAAATTTACCGGATCAGCAACAACTGCTACAACTTATGCAGTAGATTCAACAATTACGCAGACAGTTGGTGTTGGATCCACTGCAATTGGATTTGTTGCGTCTTGGGATAATATTACCGGAGTATTAAAATATTATCAACCGGTTGGTTTAGCAACAACGTCTGTTGGATACAAACTTATAAACTTTACTTCAAGTCCAGCAATTGGAGGAAATTTGACAATATATGGTTCATCTATGAATGGGACAACACCATTATCAATCAATTCTGGATTTAGTGGCGTATCTACTACAATTAATGGTAGAACATACCAACTTGGATTAACTTTCAATTCTGGTATTGCATCTGCAGAATATAATAAAAAGTCCGGAGAGATTATATACATAGATAATAGATCTCCAATACCTAGGTCATCCAGTCAAAAGGAAGACATTAAAATTATACTAGAGTTTTAAATCAAATGCCCCAAAAAACTAATTTAAACGTATCTCCGTATTTTGATGATTTTGAAGAATCAAAAAATTATCAAAAAGTTTTATTTAAACCGGGTTCCCCAGTTCAGGCAAGAGAATTAACAACATTACAAACAATACTTCAAAATCAAATAGAAAAATTCGGAAATCATTTCTTCAAAGAAGGAGCAATGGTAATTCCTGGCCAAATTGCTTATGATTCAGAATATGCCTGTGTTCAAATTGATGAAACGCATTTAGGACTTCCGATTTCTTTATATCTAGAAAATCTTGTAGGAAAATTAATTCAAGGAGAAATTAGTGGGGTAAAGGCAAAAATTGAGAATTATGTATCAAATAATGATACAAATATAACATACAATACTTTATACATAAAATACCAAAGTTCAAGTGATACTAATTTTTCAACTGCAACTTTTGTTGATGGAGAAAATTTAATAGCATTAGAGGATATTACATATTCTTTATCGACAATTAGGAATGGTACATCTTTTGCTACAACTATTATATCAAATTCTACCGCAGTAGGTTCTGCCGCAAAAATTGCAGAAGGAATATATTTTATTAGAGGTTTTTTCCTAAAAATAAATTCAGAAACAGTTATACTAGATTACTATACAAATAAACCATCTTATAGAGTTGGTTTATTGATTGATGAAGATATCGTCGTCGCATCAGACGAATATAAAGATCTATTTGATAATGCTCAAGGGTTTTCAAATTATGCAGCTCCTGGTGCAGATAGATTAAAAATATCTACTTCATTGATTAAAAAATCAATTGATGAATTTAATGATGAAAATTTCATTGAACTTCTTAGACTAGAAAATGGAATTTTACAAAAATTTGTAAAAACGACAAATTATAATTTAATTAGAGATGAACTTGCAAGAAGAACATATGACGAATCTGGAGACTATTATGTAAAACCATTTGATATTGTGGAAAAGGAATGCTTAAATGATCAAATTGGAAATAATGGAATATATTTAAAAAATCAAAAAACAAGTCAAGGAAATACAGTCTCTGATAATTTGCTGTGTCTATCAGTTGGTCCCGGAAAGGCATATGTAAGAGGATATGAAGTAGAAACAATTAATAATACAATAATTGATGTAGAAAAACCAAGATCTACTTCTAATGATTACAATCAAGCAATACCTTTTAATTTGGGAAGGCAAATTATTGTTAATAATGTTTCGGGATCAGTTCCCGTTGGTTTTGGAGTGTCGTCACTAGTAAATTTACACCAAGGAAGAACAGTATCTGTAGGTATTGCATCTGATTTAAAAATAGGTGTTGCAAGAATATATGATTTAAAATTAAAAAATGCCGAATATACAAATGCAGCAACACAATATGAAATATCTTTATATGATGTTCAAACTTATACAATTTTAAATTTAAATGCAACCATATCTCAAACAGTTCCTGCACATATTCGAGGAAAAAATAGTGGAGCGACAGGATATCTTGTTGGCACTGTATCTTCTTCAAACGAACTAACATTATATCAAGTTTCTGGTTCTTTTGCAAAAGATGAGCAAATTGAAATTAACGGAATAGATAATGGCCGAACAATTACTTCGTCTCGTGATTTTAATTTTTCAGATGTTCATCAAATAGTCGGTAATGGAGTAACATTTACAGCAGATCCACTACTTTCTAATTCGATTCTTTTGTCTCCTTCAGGATCACAATTTACAATTTCTGTTGCATCTGGAGGAATAAGTTCAGTAACAAATTCAAATTCAAATTTTTATGTTGGAATCAATACTGGAGATGTAGTTTCATACACCAAACAAGGTGAAATTGTACCAACATATAATAAAGTACACAGAATAAGCACCACTGCAAAGGTAATTGAATTAAAATCATTTCCTTCTGTTTCTGGTATTTGTAGTGGAAGTTTGCCATCTTCAACAATAACTACAAATGATTTTAAAAAAGTTACTCTAGAAATTTTAAATAATATAAAAAATATTGGTCTTTATACAAAATTAAATAAATCAAATATATCAAATTTAGATTTAATTGGATCTGATGTGGTGATTAGAAAAAGTTATAATGTAACAATTAGTGGTAATGGATTATCACAATTACTAGAAAGTGACCCAAATTTAACTCTTGAACCATTTGATGAAGAAGATTACAATTTAGCATTTAGTAATGGAGTAATAGAATCACTAACTGACCAAAAACTTGTTCCTAGTGGAAGAACTGTAACATTACAGAATATTAGCCAAAACGGAAATGCAGTTTTGACTACTACATTTAAAAAAATAAACGTAAAAACAAAGAAAAAAACACATAATAGATGTTCTTCTATAATTGTCAATAAATCATCACTTCAAGGATCTGGAATTGGATCAACCGCATTGAATGATGGATTAATATATGGTCAAATATACGGAACAAGAGTGCAGGATAAAGAAATTTCATTAAATATTTCAGATGTATCCGAAATTGTTGGAATTATTGAATCTTCGACTACTGGCGACCCATCACTACCATTTATCCAGTTAACAAATTTATCTTCAAGTATTTTAAATTCCGTAAAGGGAGAATTAATTATTGGACAAATAAGTGGTGCAGTTGCTGTTTTAATTTCTTCAAATGGAATAAATCAAGTAGATATTGTTTATCAAAATGAAAATATATTTGCCACAAACGAATCTATAAGTTTCCAAGAATCTAATATACAAGCAAATGTATTGTTTGCATTTCCCGGAGATAAAAATATTAAAAATAATTATATTTTTGATTCTGGACAAAGGTCAGATTATCTGGATTTTTCTAAAATCATTAGAAAACCACAATTTTCAGGTCCGATAAAAAAAATTAAAATCATTTATAATCATTTTACAATAAATTCTTCTGATACCGGAGATTTTGTTGGAGTAAATTCTTACGACAAAGACATATACGGAAAACTAAAGTCGGTCGATGGTATCAGACTTTCTGATATAATTGATTGTAGGCCAAGAGTGACACCATTTAGTGGTTCTTCAACATCACCATTTGAGTTTTCTTCACGAATATTCGATTCAACCACAAGTTCATCCACTAATATTTTTGCAAAATCCAAAAATATTAATCTTTCTTATGATTATTATTTGCCAAGAATTGATAAAATCTTTTTGGATAAAGATGGTTCTTTTATAGTCAATAAAGGTGTTCCTTCTTTGACGCCACAAATTCCAAATAATTTAGATTCTTCTTTAGAAATTGGTACAATTTATTTACCTGCATATTTGCACAATGTGTCTAGTGTTAAAACCAATTTAGTATCTCACAAAAGATACAGAATGAAAGATATTTCAAGTTTGGATCAAAGATTGTCAAATGTGGAATACTACACTTCGCTATCTCTTCTTGAAAGTGATACACAAAATCTTACAATCAGAGATAAAACAACACAACTTGATAGATTTAAATGTGGTTTTTTTGTAGATAATTTTAAATCATATAATGGTGGTGATATTTCCAATCCAGCATATAGAGCAAGTGTAGATGTTGCTGTTGGTGAATTGAATCCACAACCGTACACGACAAGTATTGATCTTTTGATCGGATCAGATTCTGTAATTGGTATTGGCACTCAATCCAATGCAGATGCGGATTTAAGATTTGTGAGTGATTTGGGATCCCCAAATATTAAAAGAGTTGGAGATATTGTATGTCTAAATTATTCAGATGTAGAATATGTAAAAAATAAATTTGCCACAAGAATCGAAAATGTAAATCCATTTAATGTTATTAATTGGATTGGTGCAATTGAATTAAATCCATCATCAGATACGTGGATAGAAACGAGAAATTCACAAAGAACAGCAGATATAGGAGGTAGTTATAATTCTTTTATTCAACAATTGGGCGTTGATACAAACACTGGTTTGTCTCCAACTGATTGGGGATCTTGGGAAACAAATTGGACCGGTACACAAACGAGCGGAAGGCAACAAATTGCTAGTATTCAAAATGGAAGTTCTTTTCTTTCCGAATCCTCATTTCAAAGTGGTGGATTTACAAATGATGGCCAAAACTTTGGAATCCCAATTACCACAGCACAAACATTCCAAGATAGTTTTACCAATTTCTCAAATGAAACAACTACAACTACTACCAATCAAAGTAGGCAAGGAATACAATTTGGCGTTTCGCAAAGATTTGATACAACAAATCTAGGAGATAGAGTTGTATCTAGGGAAGTTTTGTCATTTATGAGATCAAGAAATATTGAAATTATTGCAAGAAGATTAAAACCAAATACTAGAATTTATGCATTTTTTGATAATATTAATATGACATCGTATGTAACTCCTAAACTTTTGGAAGTTACTATGACGAATGGGTCATTTTCGGTTGGTGAAGTTGTTGTTGGTTCTCTTGGATCAAAAACAATAAGATTTAGGGTAGCAACTCAAAATCACAAATATGGTCCATATAATTTGCCAACACAAACATATGCAGTAGATCCATATAATCCATCAAATTCACTTTCTTCGCAATATTCCTCAACAACTTCAATTTTAAATATTGATACTGCAAGTCTGGAAATTCAATCTTCTTCTGGTTTTTATGGGCAAATTGTGTCCGGAATGCGTCTTGTTGGACAAACTAGTGGTGCAATATGTAATGTAAAAGATTTAAGATTAATTAGTGATAATAGTGGTACACTTATAGCATCATTGTTTATTCCCGATCCAACAATTCCATCAACACCAACATTTAGAACTGGAACAAAAACACTCAAGTTAACAACAAGTGAGGTAAACAGCACAATATCTGGATTTACTGATAGTTCTGCTGAAGCTAATTTTGCATCTAGTGGTACTTTAGATAATGTTGAAGCAACAACATTAAGAATTAGAAATGCAGACATTTCAAGAAATGTGAGAACAGACAACCGAGAAACTACAGAAACAGATACAAGAATTGTTGCAGATACCTCATTTACAAATAGGACAGTAACAAATACTAGATGGGTAGACCCATTAGCACAATCATTTGAAGTTGCTGATTCGAATGGTGTATATATTACAAAATGTGATATATTCTTTAAATCAAAATCAACAAATAATATTCCAGTAACTCTTCAAGTAAGAACGATGACAACTGGTTTACCAACACAAACAATTCTTCCATTTGGAGAAGTTGTATTGGAACCAAATGAAATATTAATTTCAGAAGATGGATCAATACCAACAACCTTTACTTTTCCGTCACCAGTATATCTTGAAACTGCAAATGCATATTCGCTCGTTTTGCTTTCTGCATCTGACCAATATACTGTTTGGATTTCAAGAATGGGGGAACCAGATATATCTACTCTTCTTAAACCAGAATCAGAAAGAGTTATTGTTTCGCAGCAACCACTTTTAGGATCATTATTTAAATCACAAAATGGAGCTACTTGGGACCCAAGTCAATATGAAGATTTGAAATTTACATTATATCGTGCAAATTTTACAACAAGTTCTTCAAATATAAGATTTTATAATCCAATTTTGGATATAGGAAATAATCAAATTGTTTCTTTAAGACAAAATCCAATTCAAATGTTTGCAAATAGTACATTGGTCGGTATTGGAACAAGCATTAGTAGTGCAGATCAAAATTTATTAGTAAAAGGAACCAAAATTACACAAAAAAATAATTCTAATTTTTCTTCAAACTTAATAAGTGTATTGGGTGGAATTTCTACCGGATCAACAGGAACGTTGACGATTACAAATCCCGGAATTGGATACACAAATGGTCCAATAACATATTCAAATGTCGATTTGACTACTATAACCGGAAATGGTATAGGCGCAAAAGCAAATTTATCAGTTAGTGGAGGTGTTGCAATTGCAGCAACAGTTACTGTTTCTGGTATTGGTTACGGAATTGGAGATGTGCTTAGCATTGTTTCAACAAATACTGGAGGGTTGGGAAAAAATCTTCTATTATCAGTTCCAAATAATGCTGGAATTATCACTTCAGTAAATGCTCTAATAATTGGAAATATTCAAGGAACACTTGACACTAGTGATGCTACAAAATATATTCAATATACTACAACAGTAGGAATTACAACAATAGTTAATGGAAATGCAACATCATCAAATTCAATTTCGACTGGATTAAAATTCAAAGTAAATCACAATAATCACGGAATGTACTCATTCCAAAATAAAGTCACATTAAGTGGTATTGAATCTGACGTTTCTCCTGTAAGATTGGCATCTGATTATAATTCATCTTCAACTGATGCGATGGTATTGTCTGATGTTAGTGTCTTTAATAATTTTGAAAATTATCCTGTTGGTGCTGCAAATACGGGGTATATTTCAATCAAAGAAGAAATTATTGGATATACTGGTGTAAATGAATCCACAAAAACATTAACGGGTATAATAAGAGGTCCAGTATCTGGTTCGTATGTTGCGAATGAAATTGTATCAAAATATGAATTAAATGGTGTTTCTTTAAAAAGAATTAATAAAACACATAGTATTTCTGGTTCAGATCCTATAGATCTAGATGAGTATACAATTGTACTAGACCCAAGTGCAGATGGATTAAATAGAAGCAACGGAAACCCTGGTGGATATCCATCTTTATATTTTAATGAATCAAAATCTGGAGGATCATATCAATCCATTATTCCTACCACTTCAAACTTTAAAGGACCAAAAGCAACACAAAATATTTCTTTTAACATAATAAAACCAAATATTCAAACATTAATGCCTTCTACAACATCAATAAGTTGTAAAATTAGGACATTTTCTGGAAATAGTGTTGGTGGAAATGCAATACCATATGTCGATCAAGGTTTTGAAGATGTTTCTTTGACATCTGATTATGTATTATCGTCCCCAAGAATTATTGCATCAAGAGTAAATGAATTAGAATATCTTTCTAGTTATCCTGGAAGTAAATCATTTACACTTGAACTTCAATTTTCTACTGGTGACCCAAAAGTATCACCAATGATCGATCTTGATAGAGTTAATGTGATTACTGTGATGACTAGATTGAATAAACCAGTCACAAATTATGCTACAGATTCAAGAGTAAATAGTTTATTTGATGACCCTCACGCTGCAATCTATGTTTCTAAAACAATCAATCTAAAACAATCATCTGATAGCCTAAAAGTTTTATTTGATGCTTATAGAGATAATACAAGCGACATAAGAGTTATGTATAGATTGTTAAGATCAGATTCTGCATCCCAACAACAACTTTTTGATTTATTTCCCGGATATGATAATTTAGACAATAATGATTTTGTAATTGATCCAAAAAATAACAGCGGAAGATCTGACAAATTTGTAATTCCTTCCACGAATATTTCAGATTTTGGAAGTTATGAATTTAGTGCAGATAATCTTCCATTATTTAATGGTTTTCAAATTAAAATTTTAATGTCTGGAACAAATCAAGCATTATATCCAAGAATTAAAGATTTGAGAGTTATTGCATCAAAATCATGATACCAGTAAAAGATCATAATTTTTTGTTTAGGGACGAAAAAACTAATGCAATTATTAATTGCTCAAGTCTTGACTATCAAAAATATCTAAAAGCAAAAGAAGATAAAATGAAAGAAATTGGAAAATCAAAACAAATAGAAGAAGATGTAATAAAGATTAAAAATGATATTGACGAAATAAAAGATTTATTAAAGAAATTAATATTATCTAAATGATAAATATATTAGAAAGTAGTATATTTACATTCAATGGCAGCATATGTTAGTAACATAGTAATTGATGTTGGATCTGATTTTAATCAGACATTTTATCTTGAGACTACTTCGAATGCACCATTAAATTTGACTGGATATACTGCTACTTCAAAAATGAAGAAGCATTCTTCTTCTATGACTACTGCTGCATCATTTTCTGTATCTTTTCCAAATCCAACTAATGGATCATTGATGTTATCTTTAGGTTCATCGATAACTTCTGGACTGAAACCGGGAAGATATTGTTATGATGTATTAGTGAATGATGGATTTGTAAAAACTAGAGTTGTTGAAGGTAGCGCACTTGTTACTGCTGGAATTACCACAGGATAATAAAAATGGCAGACATAAAAGTCAGAGTTGGTTCTCAAAATGCTATTAAAGTTATATCTTCTCTTTCCGGTATAACTGGAACTTTAGCTGGATTGGATGATGTTGATATATCGGGCGGATTATTGAATGGTATGGTCCTAGTATATAATTCTACAATATCTAAGTGGGAAGCAACTTTAAATTTAACACCAGGCAATACCCAAAATTTGGACATCAACGGAGGTAACTTTTAATGGCAAGTATAATTAGAGTTAAAAGGTCCACAGGAACAATTGCTCCGGCAACTCTTAATTATGGGGAACTTGGTCTTACAATTGGGGTTGGAACGCATGGCAATAGTGGTGGTAGATTATTTGTAGGAGACAACTCATCCAACCCACTAGTAGTTGGTGGTAGATACTATACAGACCTTTTAAGCATTGCTCCTGGATTAGTTGCGGGTCAATCAAATCCAACAACTGCGGCAAATGGATTTGTTGCTATCCTTGACAGTAATCGTAAAGTCAATCAATGGAACGTAGATAATATTACGATTGATTTAAATACAATTTCATCTACAAACGTAGATGGGGATATAAATTTAGATCCAAATGGAACTGGTGAAATTGCAATCCCAGACGACACATATTTAAGTTTTGGAACTAGTAAAGATGTAAAATTAAGATATGATGAATTAACCGACGATAGATTTGAAATTGAAGGTGCTGATTGGAATTTTGCAAATAATGTTGCAATTAGCATTAGCGATACTACTGCTTCAACAACTCCTACGACCGGAGCTCTTACAGTTGCTGGTGGTGTTGGTTTTGCTACTCATCTAAATGTTGGTGGAAATGTAGATATTGATTTAGATTTAAATGTTGATGGTGGAGATATAACCACAAATCTAACAGCATTTAATTTACTAAATGCAAATGCAACAACAGTTAATGCCTTTGGTGCTGCAACGGCACTAGTGGTGGGTGCTACGACAGGTATTGCAACCATTCGTAATGCGACTTTAAGTGTTCCAAATGCGACCACACTAAATCTTGGTGCAACATCTTCTGCAACAAGTGTTAATTTTCAAAGCACTCCAAACACTTCTTTTGTTTCGATTGCCGCAACTACAAATGCAACAACTACAACATCTGGTGCATTAAGAGTTGCCGGTGGTGTTGGAATTGTAAGTGATGTTTATATTGGCGGAATTTTAAATGTAACAGGGAATCAATCTGGTACAAGTTTAACACTCACAGGAAATCTTCAAGTTGATGGTAATACAACTCTAGGAAACGCTTCAGGCGATGTTGTAACCATCACAGGTTCGATTAATCATACCGGACCTCTTACCAATACTGGTGGGGTTACGATTGATACTATTGGAATTAGTTCAAATGTAATTTCAACTAGATCTGGTGGCGGAAATATATTATACATTGATCCATATCCTGATGGATTAAGTAATGAAGGAATGGTCGTTATTAAAGGCGATCTTCAAGTTGATGGAACCACAACTACAGTAAATTCAAGTAATGTTACTGTAAATGATGCAATTCTATCACTTGGCGAAGTTACAAGTGTAAGAACCGTAGTTGCAACAGTTGCATCTGGCGTATCTACAATTTCTTTGGATTCTGTTGTTGGTATTAATACTGGTGATATTATTACTGGTAATGCTGCTTTACCAAATAGTGGACTGACTACGATTACAGCATATAATACATCCACAAAGATTATTACAATTACTGGAACTACAAGTTCCGGAATTAGTACAACATCACAATTAACAGTAATACACGCTTATGATACAAATACCGATAGAGGTATTTCTTTTGATTATAATACCGGTGTAGGAACTGCAAATAATAAAACAGGATTTTTTGGTTATCACGATACAACTAATAGTGGAAGTGCTGCACCAGTAAGATCTTGGACCTATGTACCAGATGCAACAAATTCAAATAATGTTATAACCGGAACCAGAGGTTATTTAGATATTAAAGGAATTTATTATCAAACTGGTGATTTTAATACTCACGGTGTTGTATTCTTTGATAATGATGGACTTCAAACTTCTACTAATAATCCATCCACAGCATCAAGCACCAGAACTTCTACTCAAATTTTAACTGCTGTTACTGAAATTAATTTATCTCTTCCATCATCTACATCAGTAACAGCTGGTGATCAAGTAACACAAGTCAATAATAGTGGGGCATATGGTGTGGTTAAAACTACTGTTTCTGGAACAACAATTACATTAATTGGTGTCCAGGGAACATTTGACACTACAAATGATTTGAAGGTAAATGGTGCAAATATTTCAATAATACCAGGAACAGTAACAACAATATATACAAATAAACCAATGTGGACTGATACTTTGGACGGAGGAACATTCTAATTATGAATAGTGAAGTTGATGTGAATATTTTAGTTAATCTGTATCATCAAAAAATTTCAGCATTAACGAATCAAAATATTTTATTAGAGGCAAAATTACAATCATTAACAAAAGATTTTGAAGATCAAAAAAATATTTTATTAACAACAAATCTTGAATTGCAACAACATAATGATGAAATATTAAAATCAAAAAGAAAAATAAAACCAGAAGATAAATACGAAGAGGCAGGAATTCAACAATGACTCAACCATCATCCCGTCAAGGATTAATTGATTATTCTTTAAGAAAACTTGGATATCCAGTCGTAGAAATTAATGTAGATGATGACCAAATTGATGATTTGGTGGATGATGCAATTCAGTATTTTAATGAAAGACATTATGATGGAATTGAAAAAGTATTTTTAAAACATAAACTATCAGAAAATGAATTAAATTCAATAAGGACAGGTGTCACCACTACAACTGCCACATCTACTGTTGGAATTGCTACTCTTTCTTATACAGAAACCAATAATTTCATAAAACTTCCAGATCACGTAATCGGTGTAAATAACGTATTTAAAATAGATTCAAGTACAATATCAAGTGGTTTATTTAATATTAAATATCAATTATTTCTAAACGATTTGTATTATTACGGAGCATTAGATCTTTTAAATTATGCAATGGTTAAGACATATTTGGAAGATTTGAGTAGATTAATCACACCCGATATTCAAATTCGTTTTAATAAAAAAAATCATAGATTATATTTGGATATTGATTGGAGTCAAATGAGTCCAAATAATTATCTTATATTGGATTGTTATAGAATGGTAAATCCCGCAGATGCATCAAGTGTTTATAATGATTGGTGGTTAAAAAAATATTTAACTGCACTAATCAAAAGGCAGTGGGGACAGAATATGATTAAATTCCAAGGCGTATTGCTTCCTGGTGGTGTGCAACTTAATGGAAGACAGCTTTTTGATGATGCAGTTAAAGAAATAGAAGAAGCAGAAAATCAACTTAAAACGGAATACGAATTGCCTCCAATGGATATGATAGGATAATATTATGTCTCCACTTAATCCATATTTTTTGCAGGGTTCTTCTAGTGAACAAAGATTAGTACAAGATTTGATTAATGAACAATTGAGAATGTATGGGCAAGATGTAGTATACATTCCAAGAAATATTATCAATAAAAATACAATATTAAAGGAAATAACATCATCAAAATTTGATGATTCATTCAGAATTGAAGCATATTTAGTCAATTATGAGGGATTTGGAGGTCAAGGAGACATTCTATCAAAATTTGGAGTAAAAACTACTGATGAAGTTACATTTATAATTTCAAAAGAAAGGTATGAAGATTTTATTGGTCCATTTATTTCTTTAAATACACAAATTGAATTATCATCCAGACCTCAAGAGGGAGATTTGATTTATCTTCCATTAGATAATACAATTTTTGAAATCAAATATGTAGAAGGAAAAAAACCATTTTATCAATTAAATAATTTATATGTTTACGAATTAAGATGCGAAGTGATGGATTATGAAGCAGATGATGTAATTAATACAAGTATTAATGAAGTTGACGAGGCAGTAAAAGATTTTGGATATATCGTAAAACTTATTATGGTCGGTTTGGGCGCAACATCAACATCTGCAACTGCAGAACTTGCAGTTAATCTCGGTGGTAGTTCTGTATCAAGAATAGATTTAATTAATGACGGGACAGGTTACCTTTCTGCTCCTATCGTTTCAATAACTCCTGTTGCTCCTTTTGGTATAAATGCGACAGCAGTTGCAATAATGACGAGTCGTTCCAGTCAAACTGGAAGTTCAATTGATAAAATTTTAGTTATAAATCCAGGTATTGGATATACAATTGCACCCACTGTTAGTATTATAAGTAGTAGTGGTTCTGGAGGAATAGCAACAGCAATTATATCTTCTGGTTCTTTGGGTCCAATAAATTTAATTGAT